GTATCAACTGGCACGTTTTCTTTTGCCGCTACAGATATGACTTTAGCCGCCGCCCGTGTTGCTCCAATAACTACTTTATTTTTCAAAACGTAAGGCAGTTTGTCGAGTGCCTTTTTAACATTCATAAAGCTGTCTGTCATTTGGCTCATGCTATCACCTCTTCAGCTATGATTTGAAGCATCTTGTTGCGCTCACCCATGTTTAATACAGACACAATAGTGAAGATGCGCGTACCAAATATAATCCGCATCTTAGGAGATACTCCGCCTAAATATCTAGCCGTGATTTGGTGTGTAGCCGTTGCGTGTCTAGTCGATGAAACATATTTTTCACTCCCGTTTAAAGGATTGATATTTGCCTTTACTGTTGCAAAAGGAGCCCAAGTTTCTACTATTTCGCCAAAGTCGTTAGCCGTACTTGTAAAGCTCTCAACTGTGATAGTGTGTCTTAGGCTTCCTGCTCTCATACCGGTATAATCCTATAGTCATCAAGCAAGTGTTTTAAGTTCGCATAGATGGAACTATCAACCGATGCGTTAAGCGTTTCAAACTCTCTATTTTCAAAGCGCGTAAGCCCGTAATTAAGTATAAAATACTTTATAGAGTCAGGCACTACTGCATATCCGCAAGTGTAAGTAATGACAACATTGTTCACACCGTCACTCTTAACGTCTGATGGAAAAGAGTTGAAATATAACACTGCTGGCTCTTGAATATTGTCCACATAAAAATCAGTCCATAGAGTCAATACACCGCTAATGTTTTTATATTCAACTTTTGTGATAGTAGTGAAAGGTGGCTTAGGCAAGATAACTTTACTTTGGAACGCGTCAAGATATGCACCCCATGTTGCAGGCAGTATCTGTCTGTTGGTTAGCTGTTCAGCTTTTTCCGTTGCAAGTCCTAGCGTACTCATAATGTCCGCATCATCATCGTTTCCAATTACTCTATAAAAGCTTTTGGCTTCTATAAGAGATACTGGCAATAATAGTGGTGCAGTTATGAGTTTTGTTTTCACTATTTACCTTTTTTTAGTTTAGACTCAATGAGTTTTTTGTACTCATCGTATATTTTTGGGTCAAGCGTTGCAATCGCATCAAGTACAGATACAAGCTCACCTAGTAGAGCGTCAGCGCTTGATTTAAGCTCTTCTTCTCTTTGGAGTGCTAATACCTGCAATTCTTTTGCTGCTGATTCAGCTTCAAGCTTCTCTACCTTTGCCATAAGATCGTTATGTGCTTTGGGTGTCAATGCCTTTGCAATGCCTCTTTGAATAAATCTAAGTGCTTCATTATCTGAACACTCGTATTCGCTTCCAGCCTCGAAGGAGTCAGCACCACTAAGGTGCTGTAGCAAAATTACTTTCATTACTTACTCCTTATGCCGCTGCGTTCTTACCTGCGTTAAATGCTTCTGCAAGTGTTGGCTTTCCGTCCACTCTCTTTGTTACTTTGAAGCCGATATATCCGTCAGCTGCGTAAAGCTCATTAAGTCTCTGGATAGTGATGTTTCCTCTGTCTGCGATTTGGTAGTAGTCAAAGTTACCAAGTACGATAAAGATATTCCCTGCTCCAAGTTCCGGCATAGAGTTATCAATAACAATAGGCTTCCCAAGGAGTGTTGCTCTTTCGCCTGCTGCTAATCCAGCATCATAGATATAATCACCGTCTGTATTTTTCAGTTTTCTAAGAGCTTTTTCTGTTTTATCAGTCATTCTCCAAGTTGCCCCGGATCTGTACTCTTCTTTCAAGTCGTAATAGATGTTGATAATCTCATCCGCTGTAACAGCTGCTACTGCTGCAACTGTTGAACTTGTACCTACTGGTGCCAAATATGCGTAACCTTTTGGTTGTCCTGAGCCTGTACCAACTGCGAATGCAGGGCTTTCTGCTTTGTCTACACCTGAAGCGATTTGAACTGCCATATACTGGTCAAAGTTAATCATGTTATCCGCAAGTAGTTCTTCAGATACTTTAATGATACCGCCTAGTTTATGCGCTCCAATTTGAACTTGACCGAAAGTTGAAGTAGAAGCACCATAAGCGCCTTTTTCAGCTATCCATGCGAATGTAGGGGCTGCGCCTTCAACTGGAATGTTTAGAGTTGATTCAGTAGCAATTACATTTGAAAGGCCTCTTGTTCTACCAAGTGCGTTAAGTTTCTCTAAAACAGTTCTTTGGTAAGTCACAGGAACGATATAACCACCCTCTGAATCTGTACCAACAGACATGACGTTTTTGAACTCTCTCATATCGCCGCCAGCTACAAACATATCAAACGCGTTTCTGTACGCTTCTGTGTCTGTACCGTCTACGATTCCATCAACAATAAGTGCCGCCGCTGTTGGTTGGCTTAGGTTAGTTTCTCTTGTGTTTAGTGCCTCTTCTCTTTTGATAGACATATCAATCTTGTCAAAGTCCATTTCAATAGCTGAATACTCAGATACTTGTTCATCAGTCATTGTTTCGTGTGCTGTAGCAAACGCACGCATTTTTGCAAGTAAAGATGCTCTTTGTTCATACTTGTTCATAGTTTTCCTTTTAAATTCAATCGCGTTTTGATCGCGTTTACTCTAGACTTATTCATCACGAATTCATCAACCTCAATGGTGCTGTCTTTAACTGGCGCAGTCTCTTCCAAAGGTGTTTCTTTTAGCATTGCTGCCGCTTGTACATAATCGTTTTCAGTAACTCGGTCATGTGATGCTTTTAAACATGATGTGAAGGTTTCATTTGCAAGTGCTAACATTTGGTCTTTTGGTTTTTCTTCATCGGTTGAGATAATTTCATCTACAAAACCATTAGCTAACATTTCCGCACCGTATAAAAAGGTTTCATCATTCATAAGGGCTTCAATTTCCGTTGCTGCCTTGCCTGTCTTATTGATATATGCTTTCGAAATAATCCCCGTGAGTCCGTTGAGTATCTCCGCTTTTTTACGAAGCTCTCTATGATCTCCCCATGCCATTACAGAAGCATTGTGAATCATGTAAACCGCGTTATCGTATGCTTTCACCTTATCAGCGGCTAAAGCGATATAAGAAGCTATAGAAGCGGCTAAGGAAGTGATAGTTACCGTTACCGTTCCTTTGTCATAGGCTTTAATTGCGTTAAAAATGCTAATCCCGTGAAAGACAGAACCCCCGCCAGAATTGATTTGTATTTCAACGTCTCCACTTTCCATATTTAGCGCATCTGCAAAACTTCTATCAGTGGTATCCCACCCTATTTCGCCATCAATAATAATCATGGAGTTACCCCTTTGTCTAAGTTGTTAATATCGGTCATGTTCATTTGGACGTAACGCTTATCTCCATCCGCTCCGATTGAGTTCATGTTTTCTAAAGCGCGTACTTCATTGATTGTCATATTTCCCATCATTTGCATAACTTTATAGCCCTCTGTACGGGTTTTAAAATCACCACGAAGCAAAGTGTCCACATTAAATCTAATGGAATATTTCGCCTGTTCTGTTTCGGTGAGTAGTGATGTGACAAGTGCCTGCTCAATACGTTTAATCCAAGGAAGCATGGTAAACTGTATAAACTCTAAAGACTGATGTTCAATATTGGAGAAAGTGGCATTTTCTAGGCTGTTAATCATGTGCATAGGCACTCTGAAAATCGAGGCTATTTCTTCTTTTTGATATTTGCGAGTCTCTAAGAATTGAGCTTCATTGTTTGTTATTGACATACGGGAGAAAGTCAAGCCGGCTTCAAGTAGCATTGGTTTACCTGAGTTGCCCATGCCAGAGTAGTTTTCACGGATACTGTCTTTTAGTCTTCCAAACGCAGGATCACTTAACTCTTGTGGAGTAGTAAATACACCTGAGCCATTCGCTCCGTTATTAAAGAAGTTAATACCGAACTCTTGTGTAGTGTCTCCAAGCTGTATGGCTCTTTTGTTATATGCGATTGGTGAAAGCCCAGTGAAGCCGTCATCTGATGGAAGCCCTCTAACGTGTAATATTTCATACTTTCCGAGTGTTGTCTTTTTGCTACCCATATCGTATGTGTATTGAAGTTTCCCCCCTAGTCCGATACTTGGAGTCATGCGGTCCGCTATTAAAGGATATAAAGCTACGATTTCACCCATTCCATTACGGACGATTTGGCTGTAATGGTTTCCACGTGTGTTTAAATCCTGTACTATCATT